CTGAAAAAGAGGCGATAGCATTGCAACTTAGACAGGCGGCAGATAATCAAGTGCTTTTGGAGAACAGCATCAAAGGTTTAAACGATCAAGTCATTGCGGCAGAGGAAGAAAAGAAAATAGCCTTTGAGAAAATAAACGTATTGCAGGAACAGAATGAAGAGGCAAGGGAGCAAGTGCAAAACTTAAAAGATAAATTCCAAAAACATGATATGAATTTGCTTAGTCTAAGAAAACCCAAGCTGATAGAAAACATCATCAACAAAGGAACCAAAGGTGTTTTGAATGAATTTGAAACTCTTACTGATTCTAAGCCTAGCTCTTAGCGGTTGTTCTATGTTAAAGAGCGCTTACGTCCCAGACGTTAAAGCGGTGGAAGTTGTCAATGTGCAGAAAAAAGCCGTTATCTACCACCCCCCCTTGCCGTCTAAGGTCAGGACGAAGCCTGTAGAATGGAAGGTGCTTACTCCGGCGGTGATGGATGAGTATTTAGATGATCTTGAGAAGGGTGAAGCTCCCACTAATGTCTATTATGGTGTTTCTCCAACAGGGTATGAAAACCTTTCGCTGAACATGGCAGAAATCAAACGATATATTAAACAAGTGCTTTCAATCGTAAATTATTACAAGGAGCTAGATGCTGATGAAAAAGAAGAAGATCAGTCATCAGGAAATAAGTGATATTTGCCATCGGGCTTATTTCGGCAGGACGTTTGAAGAAGCAAACATTGAGGTTTTTATTGATAAAAATGTGATTGCTTTTCGCGGAACGGATGAGCCGCTAGATGCGGTTCGGGATTTGAGAATCTTACCACTCTGGACGAAGGAACTTGGTTGGTGTCCGGCTGGTTTCCTTAAGGCCAGCAAGCGTTTGATAACAAAAGTAATGTCCGAATGTTGGACGCGAGGGATTAAGCCGGAAGATATGATTTTAACAGGTCACAGTTTAGGCGGGGCGTGTGCGTTAATTGTTGGCGCTCTTATGGTGCGGGATGAATTTTACCCAAGCGAGATCGTGACCTTTGGTGCGCCAAGATGCGGCAGATTAAAAATACTAGACGGAACAGAAGTCACGATGTATAGGCATGGAAAAGACATTGTACCTCTTCTTCCTCCTCTGATGCGGAGACATAAACCAAACGAGAGATTTGGTGAGCCAACGTCATTCATAAAAGATCACATGATGATTCACTACCAGAACATGAGTTACATCAAAGAGCTTGAGGCGCGAAGAAATGGAAAATAAAACTGTAGAGCCAAACAGCGAACTGGCAAAGATGGATACAAACGGAGACAACATCATTTCTCAGAAAGAATATGATGAGTCCGAAAGAGCTATTCGCTTAGAGCTATTAAAGAATGAGGATCAGAAGCAGGACGCTCAACTCAAAATGATTTGGTTCTCGCTCCTGTCTCTGTTGTTGTTTCCAGCGTTGCTGATGATTTCATCAATATTCAAGCTGGAGGATGCGGGAAAAAATCTTACTGATATGAGCAGTATTTTCTTTCTGACTATTGGCGGTCTTGTCTCTGTATATTTTGGAAGTCAAGCAATAAGGAAAAATGGCAAATGATTGAAATCGCTTTAGTGTTTATAGCTGGTTATCTAATAGGGAAGTATGGCAGATGAATCTTGACCTGTTATATGAGGAGATTTCATTAGATGAAGGGAAGCGGCTCTCTCCTTACCTCTGTAGCGAAAATCATCTTACGATAGGCATAGGCCATAAGCTGTTAGAAAGCGACCCAGAGAGCACTTGGCTTGCCTATAATTCAGATAAAGAAGCGCTTTCATATCACATAATCAGCGAGGAAAGATGCAAAGAGTTATTTTTTAACGACATACAAACAGCCATAAAAGGCTGTGAGAGATTATATGATGGCTTTAACAATTTCCCTCAAGAGCTTCAGCACATTTTAGTCAATATGGTATTCCAGATGGGGGCCGGAGGGGTAGGCAAGTTTAAAGGAATGAATAAATGTATAGCGAATAAGGAATACATTGAGGCCAGCGAAGAGATGCTTGATTCAAGATGGGCTAGACAGACTCCAAATCGTGCGAAAAGACTCAGCTTAAGAATGGCGGCACTAGAAGAATAATGGCGCTGAGCAAAACCCAATCTAAAAGGCTGGCAACCTTGCTCGCTGTAATGGCAGGAGAAAAGCTCCCAGATTGGATAAAGGATCAGGCTAAAGAAGAAAAGTTAATTAATGAGGCAACAGATGGTACTCTTGGCCTATCGCATAAGGGGATGGATGAGAAGAACAGATTATGCGCTCTAGCAGGACTGAATATAAAGTATGCCTTTGAAAAAGATAAGCCCTCCGAAGAGGGCTATAAGGTAGATCATCATGAAAAAAACAAAGCATAAACAGGAGATTCATGCTGAAATAATCGTATCCTAAAAATATCTAATGTTCAACATCCTCATCATTCCCATGATCCATTAAAACTCCCCACTCTAAATCATCAGAAATCTTTTGTAGCGACTCTGATATTTTTTTTAAGGAATAAGAGATGCTTTCTATAGCTAAGATTGCTCTGTCAATCTCTTGTTCTGTTGGCTCTCGCATAATTGAATACCTACCCTTATTGCTATTGCTTGCATCCTATTTATGGGACGCCTTTGATTTTCCCAATGAGAAATCATCGGAGTAGAAACGTCAAGACATTTTGCTAGGTCATTTTGAGTTACATTGCAATCAATTCTTTGTCTCTTCATTTTTTCTCCAGTCATGCCGTCAATGCAATCATCACAAACTGGCAGACTGTATTGCTCTTGTCCTTTTATGTCGGGATACCAGAGAATGTCAGTATGGCACATATGTTTCATGGCTCTTGCCTCTCTGGTATTTCTGTTTCTCCACTGATGACAAGCTGAAGCCTATAAGCGTCATGCTCGCTGATTTCACATAGAATGTCATTCATTGTCATTCCGCAAAAATCTTTATCTGCGTAAAATGGGCTAAGTGTATCTAGGAAAAGCATAATCCTTTCAACGTTGTTTTTTGGATTGCAAACTATTTGCTTAAGTTCTTCATCCACTTCTTGATACATCTTTTCATGGTGGTCCCAAAAAACGCTGTCAAATGTGCTTTCTAAAAACTCATGAATAGAAATCGGAAGCTCCTGCCCTTCATTCAATCGCTCCATATCAAGCAGTTTAATGTAGACGTTTTTCATTCTTAGGTACTCTGATTCTTGCATCTTTCCCATGAACCACTCAGCCGTCTCTTTAGCTGTTGATGGTTGAGCAAAATTTACTACGTTGTCATCATTCATAATTTAATCACCTTTTACTATAGTTAATATGATAGCACAAAATGGGCTTATGCTCTAAGTATTTTTCTAATTTTTTCTAGCTCTTTTTCCTTTACCACAGTGTCTTTGTTTTGTTTGTAGGTTACGGAATCCCGCGTGAACGCATAAGGATTATAACCATGCTTTTTTATTAGACTTTTCCAAGTCTCGTACACATAAAAGAATTCTTTAGTGATGTCCCACCTATTTTTAAACTCATCTTTTAAGTAGCTAAAATGAATTTTATCAGAATCATACAGACCCGCTCTGTCTTGTTGCGGCTCTTTCTCCAAAGCCAAGAGCCAAGTCCTAGCGTCTAAGACCCTAAAACAATGTCCATGCCTAACGGCGAAAGCCTCTATAGTGGTGAAATACTTTTCCATCATTAACTCCTGCTTCTCTGACTAATCAAATCATCTTTTGAGTCTAGCTCTTCATCAATGGTCGCCCGAGTAAACCAGCCAATCGGGATGATCATATCTTCTGGCAAAACCCAGAGATGGTACTGGTTGCTCGTGTCTACAAGGTGAGACTCTTTCGGGAATATCTGAATAGCCTGTCGCTCCGGCCCTGCAAGAATATTCTTAATGTTCTGCATATCCCTCCAATCGTTACAGGGGCGGCGATCATTCCGTTTAATACTGAGGTGCGTCACCTTACCCGCGAACTGGTTGTGCGCTAGATTTGTTTGCTCATCAACGTAGACGGTATAAATCTGGTTGCGAACTATCAGCAAGGTTTGATTTCTAGCATCTTCTTGCATGAAAGCATCTATACATTCATCTAGGGTCATTTTTTGCCCATCATCCTTTGCTAACGCTTTATGCCATCTTTTCGCCAGCTTGACGTTTTCGGCGCGAGTGCGAGGGGTTAGGTAAGCTCTTTTGAATTCGCCGCCCTTCATCGCTTCAGCTCCGGCAAAGAAGGAATATCTTCTCCAAGCTCTATGGCTTCCGCTACCCCATCCCACTCAAGGAATTTATACAGTTTGTCATCGTAGACAGTAACCCAGCTAGAGTCCTCGTATTTATACATTTCAATCACGAGGTTAATATCATCTCCACCTGTAGAATGGATGCCGAAAGCTGTTATGGTGTATCGCCATTCAGTGTCACCGTGAGCTTCATGGCTTTCAGTCAATTCAGCTCTTTGGTTTCTTTGTAAGAACTCTTCAGCGGTACGAGTACCCATCAGGAACTTTCTTGCGCCTGTAGGATAATTGTCATAATGGTTGTAGACGGTTTTTGCTCCCCTATCCCATTTGTAAGTTGCTCTTGTACCCATGCTCATCTCCTGTTTTTGGTTATCTAAGACCCAAAGGTTTCGGCGGGGGAACCACCCCCGCATCTCATCAGTTAGAAGTTTCTGTTAGGTATGTTTATCTCAGAAAAAGCTTTGAAAGTAGCGGCAAACTCATCACCACCAAAGGCGTCAAATGAATCAGCTTTGTCTTCAGCCATCTTGCAAAACGCATCAAAGTAGGTGTCCAATTTTTCGCGGTGCTTTCTTTTTGTATATTCGCCGCCTTGTATCAATATCGCAGGAGTAGCTCTAAATTTCTTTTCAGTTTCTATAGCGTTTTGTATTGTTTGAAGATCCATGTTTTTTCCTGTTTTGTTAGTTTATGTAGTAATAATAGTTTACTATGGTTAACCTGTCAACCCTTTTTGTGCTTTTTTATCAAATATTTTGCAAAAAAAAGCCCCGCAGGAGGGGCTAAAGGGAGTCTTTTGTTATTTACCCTGCTTCTAATAGCTGATTTAATTTTAAGAACGCAGATCCGCGTATTGCTTGAGCAACTTTTTTCTCTCTTCTGTCAGTAATTGATATGACATTATTTTGATGCTTTGGCAAAACTGGAGCGTGTGTTGACCAATCAGTAAGCACATTAAAAACTGCCCAAAGATTAGAGCCAAGTCGTTTCTTCTCAAGATCTAGATATGCGCTCTTCATTCTTTGGTATGGATAACTGCTCTTGAGCGATCTGTTCATCACTGAAGATGGGTCAATATTTGGATCTTCCATTTCACTAGGCGCTTTACAACCAGCGGCATTTGCGAAAATGGCAAGAGCTGTTCTGTCAGAAACCTCTTCATTAAGCCATCCATTCCAAGTATCTTCTTGCCTCTTGAAAGCATCAACCATTGTAATTAAATGTTTTTTCCCGCTTTCTGGGTCAAGGCTTTTTGTATTTTTCTTTTTGAAAAGAGAAACATTTTCAACGCCCACCATTCCATTTAAGCATTTAAGTCTCAGTGTGTTGAACCCAATTTGCCAAGCCCAAGTCCCATTGAAAGAAGTTTTATGTTTTATTTGCAAAGCGCAAATGTCATTTAACTCCGGATCTCCAACAGAGATGGTTTGTGATGGTAGAGTCCAAGTCACTTGAAGCAAAGCTTCATTTGAACCAGTCTCCATTTTTCTTTTTATTCCGGTTAAATCTAAATCACTTTCTAATAGCATTGATTCAACGGCATTAATTCCATCTTGAGGTGGGGTAATCTTAAAATCATTTTTAAAACAACCAACGGCTTTATTGTTTCTTTTGTTATAAACCACATTAAAGTCATTTGATTGGACAAGCTGTGTCCTTGCTTCATGCCCAACTGTTTCAAAGTGTGCAGGAGCAATTCCAAACTCTGTGAGATTTAGCGGTTTTAAAGAAAAGCGTTCTTCAAGTTTTTTGTCGTACATTATACCCTCCACTCTTGTCGCCAATCATCATCCAGATCATGCTCTTTTGCCCATAGCCTCATAACGTGACGGTTCACCTTTTTCTGGTCAGCAAGAGAGAATTCATCATTTACGCTGATGTCATGTCCTGTTTGACTGTTCACCGCCCAAGAATAAGCGGTCATGTGTTCGGGCATACCTCCAAAACCCTCCCCCATAAGCTCATTCACAATTTTTTGTGCCGCGATAAGCGGCTCTAATTTTTTTTCATTTTGATATATCATGTTTTATCTCCTGTGATTTTCATGATCGTGCTGATTATATAATGACGTTATTTAATACACAAGCCCTTTTTGTGCTGATAGCTCAGATTGATCTGTATCTAAGCAATACAATGAGAACTGTTGATCTTGATATTGAAAGTCTGTCGCAATAGCTTTTGCTGAAGAGAGACATTCATTCATTGTGTCGTATGACCCAAGGAAGGTTACGAAAGAAAAAGTGAAAAGATATAAATGTATCAATTTTCTTTTTCTAAATTATGAGGGGAGCTGTGCCAGAGCGCCTCTGCAAATTGCGATGCCCACTCTGGCCTTCTTCCGTGTATTTCAAAAAATGCGCGCTCGCTTCCGTACTGAGTATGTAAAACCCCGTGATGATATTGGCATAAAGGTATCGCATTCCTATCATCTGCTTTCATACCCATTCCTCTTGAACCAACCCAAGGCCTTAATAAATGATGAGCTTGAACTGGCCCACTACATACAGAAGAAATTGCGGCACATTGTAAAGTGGTAATGTACTCTAAATGTTTTTTTGACTTTATTCTCTGTTCTTTCTGAAGACTCATGGTCCTATTGCTTCTTTAAGTTCATAAGATAAATATGAGTTTCCATTAGAAGCAGTTTTTGACCACGCCGAAAAATAAAGCTTATTTGGGTCGTTCTTTCTTCCAGAAAGATATACCTTTGCTTTTAGATCAGCGCCGTTTGGGTTTTTCTTAGTTTCTGGAGCGTTATAAAACAAACGTCCGCAACTTTGTAAAAGCTCAAAAAAAGGAGCGCCTTTTCGGTCAAATCTTTTCAAGACAGTAAAATATCTTTCCTCACCATCAATCAAACATGATCCGCTTCCTACACATTCAACCACTTGCTCGCTAAAAAGAGTTCCTCCCTTTTCTCTTGGCTGAAATTTACCTTTTGCTTCTTGCATATTACATTCCTTTTGTTTTAATAGTTCTGTTTAATCTGTACTGGTATCCTCTGCCATTCTGCCTTCGTGTTTTCAAAACCGGATCTACAACGGTGATTGGAACATTCCACTTTTTACGAAATGGCTGTTTACGAATTTCTCTGATTGCCGCAGAAATTGTTGGCTCACCATAGAATGACTTAAACTCGTTTTGTATTCTTTGTTGAAGCTCCCAAAAAGTCCAAGGCCTAAAATCAAGCATACACCAGTAAACCTTTTCACTTACAGAAGCGCAGTCTAATTTATCCACCAGAGGACACCTCTTCCCATTCTTTTTTATTATGCTTCGCGGCTAATTTGCTGAGTTCTGTAATATCCATTATTGTTTCTTTGTTTTCCTCATACATTTTTCGGTGATGTTTGTTATTTGGATCTTTTGCGTATTGTTCCATATAGGTGATATAACCCTTCTTTTTTAGAGTCGTAATAACCTTTCCCCCAGACAAAACATCAAACTGCATCTCTGCGGATCCAATGCCCTCAAGGGTTTTAATTGGATCATCCATTATTTCGTCAAGTGCTTTTTTTGAGTTTGTTCGCATATTGCCATCATCATCTTTTGCGCCACCAATTCCACAAGCCAAAGCCAAAGAGTATCTCTTAGCGTAGGTTTGAGCTGAACCATATCCGTGTGGGTCATTCTTTGGAGCCGGTATATCTACTATTCCATTACTGATCGCTCCGTCATGCCCGACAAATATTGTTTCAATGCCAACTCCGTTTTCGCAACGATGGGATACTTGGTGTATATAGATTTCATGCTTAGAATACACAGACTCAACGTGATCCCTTAAAACCTCATACGGCACATAATCCGAGTTAAAAAAAGGATTCGCTCCTCTCTTGGGCGCATGGGTCAATTCTTTTTGACACTTAATCAGATTTTCTAATAGTTCGGGAGTTACTTTCCCTGTGTTTTTTACGAATGCTGTTGTATCGGTCATGCTAGTCTCCATAGTTTTTTAGCCGCTTGTTTTTCTCCCTCTGAAAAATCCCACCTGTCAAAGTCAGGCATTATGTGTTGCGCTACCTCTGATATGTCGCTGGATGTTCCAAGAAGCCTCATTATTGATTTGCAGGCTTGTAATACCACGCCAAAGTGATAATCAGTGTTTTCAGCTAGAACAGTTCGCACTTCAGCTTTGCTTTTAGTGGCATAAATATAGTCAAGAAACGCCACCTTACCAGTAGCTCTCTCATAAACTGCCATTTGCCTGAGAGTTTCGTCTTTTACGTTTTTGTCTAATTTGCCAATGGTTTTTATATCTCTGACTGTGTTTTCGTATTGCAGGTCAGTGTAACCAATAATAGGAATGGGCAAGTCTTCAAGCACAAGTTGTATTTTTTCTTGAGTGCTGAAAGGAATTCCGAATTGCTGGAAGTGTGGGGTAGACACATCTATAAACTGATTTAGTTTTTCATATTCCTTTGTAACTTTGTCTTGGTCAATGTATTGGTTACTTTCAAGCGAGACATTATGTAGGTCAATGAATTTATTTTGAGCGACGGCAAGGCAGTCATTTTCAGAACACTCATCGTTTAGAAAAGAACATATTGCAAAATCAACTGCTGTTCCCCTCCACATTGCAGGAACGCCAATGTTATCTTTATATCCGCTTACTTTTAGAATGTACTTTGCAGGATTTTTTATAAAAAGATTTATGCTTGATGGGCTTAGATTTTTTACATTGTGTGTTTCAAATGGGTCATTCATAGGATCCCCTCCTCTTTTAGTCTTGTAATGAAAGCACAAAATGTACTTGAGCGCAAGCACTTTTTGGGTTATTCTCAGTCAACTACCAAAGGAGGTCTCCCATGAAGTTAAGTCATTGGATAAAACAAAACTCGCTTACTCAAAAAACATTTTATGAAGAGTGCAAAATACAAGGCGCTGACTTTTCAATACACGCACTTGGTAAATGGTGCAATGGTCAAAGAATACCAAGGGTAGATGAGATGAAGTTCATTACAAAAATTACGAATGAAGAAGTAATGCCAAATGATTTTTATGAGCTAACAAATGAGCGTTGAGGCGATCACCGCTGTAAAGTGGATTGAATGCCCTACTCCAGCCACAAAGCTTACCCTTTTTATTCTGGCAAACTACGCCGATGAAAGAGCAAGCTGTTACCCATCAGAAGCGCACCTCGGAAAAATTTGCGGATTATCTACCAGACAAGTAAGGCGATGCCTAAAAAACTTAGAAGAAATGGGTGTGGTAAGAGTGGAGCCAAGGAAAGGAACTAGCAACAGGTACTTCATTACCCTTGACGCTGATGTCAGGGGTGGTGCGGACACTCATGACCGATCTGTTAGGACGCTCACGACCGCCTATACTAAAAAGATACAAAAAAAGAAAAGGAGATCTTTGAATGAGCTTGCAGGATAAGCTTTTTGATAAATATAAAATATCGTCACGCAATCTTAGGGAGGGGCAACAAAAAACAAAATGTCCAGATTGCCAACCACAACATGATCCCAAGGATGATCCGCTCTCAGTAGATGTTCAGTCAGATAGAATTCTTTTTCACTGTCATCATTGTGGGTTCCACGGAGGGGTTTTTCATGATGAGGTAGGCACTAAGTTTAAACCTGTTCCAAAAAAATCCTCTGAGCCGATAGCATATATATCCAAGCCAAACGTATTTCTTGACAACTGGTTTAAGGCGAGGGGTATTTCAAGAAAAACGTATGAGGATCTTGAGATTTTCTCAGATGACAATGTTTGGATTAACTTCCCATACAACGGACATAAGGGAAAGTGTGATGCGTTAAAAAGCAGAAAGGCAGACAGCAAAGAGTTCCGGCAGAACAAGAATCCCAAGAAGTCATTATATAACTATAAGAATATAAAAGATTCAGATACGGTCATATTTGTGGAAGGTGAGATGGATGCGCTCGCAGTATATGAGGTTGGTTTTCCTAATGTTACTACTCTGCAAGATGGCGCTCCCAAAGAAGCTCAATACAAGGAGAACGATAAGCGGTTTGAGGTTTTGCAGACCCATTCCCTAAAAGCAAAAAAAATTATTTTGTTTTTAGATCAAGATAAGGCTGGTGACAGCTTAAGACTTGAGCTAGCTCATAGATTTGGAAAAGATAAGTGTTGGAGGGTAATGCTACCTGATGGAATAAAAGACGCAAATGAGATGCTTATGGAGCATGGGCCTCTTGAGTTAAAGGCTTGTATAGATAACGCACGACCTTATCCTGTAGAGGGTTTACATCGCGCTCTTGGTTATCACTCAGAGGTGATGAATTTATATAACGGCAATTATGATAAGCCTATTGAGATTGGATACCAAAGTCTTGATGAGATTTACAAAGTGATGAAAGGAACATTTCATGTCGTTACTGGAATACCTAATCACGGAAAGTCAACATTTCTGGATCAATGCCTGATCCAAATAGCAAAAACACATAATTGGAAGTTCGCTATTTTTTCGCCAGAGCATTCAACTAAAATGCACATCAGAAGGCTCGCCATCATTTATACAGGCAAGGCATTTGACCCAAACATACACGGAAGGATGAGCGAGGAAGAATTAAGCGATGCTGTTAAATGGATACATAATCATTTTTTCTTCATAGAAACAAAAGACAACATACCGACCATTTCAAGAATACTGGAGTCTGCAAAAGGGGCAGTTCAAAAGTTTGGATGCAATGGCTTAGTGATTGATCCCTACAATGAAGTTGACGCTTCAAGGAAAGGATCTCTTCGTGAAGATGAGCACATAAGAAATTTTATTTCTGAATGTAAGCGATTTTGCAAAATGCAAAATGTCACGACATGGGTCGTAGCTCATCCGACAAAAATGTCAAAGAATGAACAGGGAGGATACTCCCCTCCTAGCGCCTATGATATTGCAGGGGCATCTCACTGGAGTAATATGTCAGACGCCATCCTTACAGTTCATAGGGACTTTGACAGCGGAAGCATTCAAGTGATGACTAGAAAGGTCAGAGAGCAAGGGCTATATGGGTCAATAGGCGAGGCTGTATTTTTCTATGATGAGGCTAAGCATCGTTTTGTTGACTCAGCAGATATGAGATCTGAGGAAAGGGGTTGGCGTGGCTACAACTAGCGTTGGCGAAAAAGAAATGTCTATTTTGCTTGATCATTTCAAAGTGGATTACGTGAGGGAATATCGTTTCCACGAAACTCGGCGCTGGCGTTTTGATTTTGCTTTGCTGGATTTTGGAATAGCGATTGAGGTAGAAGGCGGCATATTCTCTCAGGGTCGCCATACAAGGGGCAGAGGCTACACTCAGGATCTTTTAAAATATAACGCGGCTGTGACACTAGGATGGAAAGTATTACGCTATACGACGGCTCAAATTAACGCAAACGTCATAGAAGATATACATAAGATCATTAAAAGGAGCAATCATGAAAGAAGCAGTTTATCAAAACGCAAGACCGGATCCGATGGATCAATGCCTACAAAATTGGGAAAAGGCGATTGATGATTGGTCTAGTGCGGCAGAACTAGCGGCTCAGAAAGAAACAATGCTTAAGGCTTACGAGGCGGCAAAAAAAGTTGCTCTGGTGCAAGGTAGTAAGATGTCAGCAACTATGGCTGATTCCACAGTCAGGGCGACTGCTGATTGGGAGGTTAAATACCTAGAATGCCAGAGAGCAAATATCGCCGGAGAAAGAGCAAAACGAATACTCAGATTATCAGAAGCTAAATGGGAAACTGAAAGGTCAAAACAAGTATCGCTCAGACAGCTAAAATAAACGCCCCTGTCATTTCGCAATCCACGTTAGGTTTATGGTTAACAGGGGGTTTATCAAACTG